GGGCAGCTGGCATACCCTGTCAACCAACACAGACGAATGACCCTATGAAACGTAGAGCAGCCCTAGAAGTGCCTATGAAAGAGATGTGTATGGATGGCAAGCCTAGATTTTTAGTCTTACCGAAAGCCACAATGATAAGAAAAGGACTACAGGGTGGGTTTTGTTATCGCAGAGTGCAAACACAAGGCGAAAAATACACAGATGAGCCAGATAAAAACGAATATTCGCACCCAGTTGAAGCATTGGAGTACGCATTACAGGGTGAAGGCGAAGGCAGAGCTGCATTAACTAGGGTAACAAACTTCTCCAAGCCTACTACAGCAAAAGTGCAAGTCAGCGTATTCTAATGATCAACAAAGTGTTTATAATTTTTGAAGATGACAAGACAAATTGGTGGTCTTGGTTACTAAAAAAAGGGTGTCGGCATTGTTATTTAGTCAAACCATCGCCTAATGGCTACATAATTCATGGCAAAAGACAGGAAGGTTTTGATTTATTTACTGTTAAAGACCAAGATAGTATAATCCAAGACATCTTTGCGATTGTGGATTACGTTCCTGTAGAGAAAAAAAGGTCATTATTTATGTTAAACACTTGTGTAGGCCATATAAAACAGATGCTAGGAATAGATAATCCATTTATTTTAACGCCATATCAATTACTAAAGCACATGAGGAAGTAATCATGGGATTTTTAAAAAGACCCAAAGCCCCAGAGCCTACTGCACAAGAGATTGCAGTTGTTGAAAGACAATCAAGACGGCTTGATGAAGAGATAGAAGAGCAAGAAAAAAGATTAAAAGCGATTGCACGTGGAAGATTAGGCACAGCGTCTTTACTTGCACAAGCACAACCAACAAAAACAGGCACTGGTAAAAAAAGAAGCGGTGCATTAATGGGTGCAAGGACAGGCAGAAATTCAGGAATGATGACAGGAGTATCATCGGGAACTTATGTAGCTAGCGATATGGCTAGAATAAGCAATACACAAAAACCAGTATAATTGAGTATTTATTATGCAAATTCCAAAAGAGCTTGGATCATACGATGATATAAAAAGAAGAGAACAAGACGCATTTAAAAGAATGTCAAACTGGCATGACTTGTTAGATGATGTGTATGAATACTTTCTTCCTAATAGAAACTTGTTTGATGACTTTGCAAAAGGTCAAAAGAAGATGGATCGCATCTTTGATTCAACCGCTATGGAAGCAATACAACAAGCAGCAAGTAAACTTCAAGAAAATATTGCACCTATACAAGCACGTTGGGCTACGTTTGCGCCATCAAACGAGATTCTTAACGAACTAGCAACAGGTGATTTTGACGTTACAGAAAAAGACATACGCGAAAACTTAGAGAATCAAGCAACCATAGTCTTTGACTACATAAACAGATCAAACTTTGCCACACAATTTTTTGAGCACGCACTAGATTTACTTGTAGGCACAGGCACATTACGTATTGATGAAGCTGATGACAATGATATGCCTATCGTATTTACAGCTATACCGCAAAAAGGCATTGCATTTGAAGAAGGCCCATACGGAACTGTAGAAACACATTGGCGTAGATTTAAGATGAAGGCAAGAGATATACCTCGCAAGTACAGAGGTTATCAGCCTACACAAAAAATGCAATCTATCATGGAAAGCAAGCCAGATACTGAGTGCGATATACGAGAAGGTGTAATTTTTGATCCTAAAAAAGAACAGTATTACGGTCTTGTATGGAATGATAAAGATGATCGCATAAGTTGGATGGAAGATTATGGCAAGTCTAGCCCTTGGGTAACAGGAAGATATTCTAAAACAGCTGGTGAGATACGTGGTAGGGGGCCAGCAGTACAAGCCTTACCTGATGTACGTTCTCTCAACAAAGTAAAAGAGTTTGTATTACAAAAAGCAGCTATTGATTTGTCAGGTATGTATACAGCAACAGATGATGGTGTAACTAATCCATACAACATAGTAATTAGTCCTGGGGTCGTCATACCTGTAGGTTCTAATAACTCATCAAATCCATCTATACAACGATTAGATACAGGCACAAACTTATCTTTAGTGCAGTTTGAAGTACAAGATTTACAAAACGCTATAAAGAAAACATTGTTTAATGACTTACGTGATCCGACAGGGCCAGTAAGATCAGCAACAGAAATAGCCTTGGACTCAAGAGAACTAGCAAGAAGAATAGGATCAGCATTTGGTAGACTGCAAACAGAAGTGCTTATACCTATACTCAAACGAGTTACTTTTATTCTTACACGTAGAGGTTTATTACAGCCTATACAGTTAGACGGCAGAGATGTTGAGATTAAGTTTTTATCACCGCTTGCCAAAGCACAAGATGGTGAAGATATTATTAATGTCCAACAAGCAGTGCAGTTTGTTTTGCAAAATGCAGGGCCAGATCAAGCATTGATTGGATTTAAGCTAGAAGATTTTGCCGCTTGGGTTGCATCTAAAACTGGTATGCCAGCAGAACTTGTTAGATCACAGGCAGAAAAAGAAACAGCTATACAGGCTGGTGCACAAGCAGAAGCAGCAGGTATGAAAACATCTGAAAGGCCAATGCCACAACAATGAGTTGGACAAACATAGATGATCCTGAATTAGCAAAACAAGCTAAGAAAGAATCAGAAATCCGCAAGCAAAATCACAAAGAACTTGCAAAAAAATATCACAGAGTCTTTACATCTGAGGACGGACAAAGTATTTTGTCGGACTTAACTAAACGGTTTATCTATGAAAACGATACACAGTTTGGTTCTACAAACATTAATTATGAAGCTGCATACCATGATGGTGAGTCAGGTGTAGTAAAATTTATAATTAATCAACTCAAACAAGCAGAAATATTTTAAGGAAATAACAATGTCAGAAGAAGTTGAACAGGCCGTTGAAGAAACAACAAACGATACCCTGCTAGATCAAGCTGAACCAACATTGGCAGAAGGAGAATACTTTTTAGCAGAAGGTATCAAGGGAGTAGGTGAAGCCCCAGAGTGGTTAGATAAAAAGTACAAGACCGTATCAGATCAAGCAAAAGGTTATGCAGAACTATCTAAAAAGTTTGGAGCATTCAGAGGATCACCGAAAGATGGATACCAACCGCCAGAAGGTGTTGAAAAAGATGACGCTTTATATCAAGAGCTAGAAGCGTTTGCTACAAAAACAAACATGAGTGCAGATGCTTTTGGCGAAGCATGGGAGTTATTGACAGCACAAGAGCAAGCAGTAGAAGAAGTAAGCCAAGAAATGGAGTTACAAAAACTTGGTGACAACGCTCAAAATAGGATAAAGAATGTTGAAGGGTTTATGAAAAACAATCTTGATCCTGATACTTATGAAAGAGCAAGATCATTAGTTACAACTGCTGACAATATAGAGCTAGTAGAAATGCTTGTGCAAGCTACTGCACCAGTTAAGTTACCGATTGAAGGTGGGCCTAATCCTGAAGGTCTTACCATGGAAATGATAGAAGAAGAAATGTTTAAAAAAGATGAGCATGGTAATCTTCTTAGAAGTGTAAATGTTGAGCATGATCGCAAAGTCAAACGAATGTTAGAAGCATTTGCTGGAACTGATTGATATTTATACAAAATAAGAGTTATAATCGGGACAACTGGATACCGTATATCGCCCAGTAAATTAAGGTTGGATGCTGACCATTTACTGGGTACTCAGCTAAAACCTCAAAAAAATATTTAATTTACTCTTTTTGAGGATGTAATTATGAGTGTTAATCTTGGACTAACAGCGGTAGCGGTAATTGAGTTTGACTCATTAGTAAAGCACGCATATGCTGGCATGGGATTACTTAAGCCCTCCGTAACTGTTAGAAATAATGTAGTAGGCGAAACATATAAGTTTCGTAAAATGGGCAAAGGACTTGCCAATCAAAAATCAACTTCTGATCTTGTAACTCCAATGGATGTTACTCACGAAGTACAAACTGCAACTATGCAGAACTGGAACGCTCCAGAATTCACAGATATGTTTGACCAAGCCGAAGTAAACTTTGACGAGAAGCAAGAGCTAGCGACAACTATTGCTGGTGCTTTAAGCCGAAGGGAAGATCAGCTTATTATTGATGTTATGAATGGAGCATCACCAACGACTATAAGCCATGAAAATGCTGCTTTAACAATGTCAAAAGTAATTGCAGCACAAACAACTTTGCGTAAGCAAAATGTACCAAATAGTGATCTTCATGCTGCTATTAATGGTGATGGACTTAAAGGTCTATTAAACGATACACAAGCAACTTCTTCTGATTTCCAAACTGTGAAAGCATTAGTATCAGGTGATATAAATACACTTGCTGGTTTTGAAATTCACGTTGTTGGAACAAGAACAGAAGGTGGATTAAGTGTATCTTCTTCTAATGTCGTTGATTCATATTTTTATCACAAAGAAGCGGTAGGACTTGCTATTGGTATAGAAATGAAAACATCTATTGACTATATACCAGAGCGTACTTCATTCCTTTGTAACGGAATGTTAAAAGCTGGTGCAGTAGTCAGGGATGCTGACGGCATTATTAAAGTTGAATATAAAGATAACGTATAAGGAGAACTATCATGGCTTTTGTAAGAAGTGATTTATGTAGGATTGGTGGTTCTGGTACTGGTGGAAGTATGTGGATGTACTCAACTACTGAAAACACATCAACTGCGGTTGCCGATACAAACTATTTTGAAGCTGCTAAAGATGAATTAAAAGCGGGTGATGCAATGCTTGTTATCGGTAGTACAGGATCAACGCCAACTGGTCGTTGGTCTTATGTAGAGTCAAATAACGGAACTACTGTTGTTATGGCTGCTGGTGTAGTAATTACTGCATAAGTAAAAATTGAATGGGGGGTTTATCTCCCCCTTTCTTAAAAGGTAAATTATGGCTACAAAGATAGAGCTAATATC